CTGAGGAAGGAATGAGACCGCACCAGCAGCGGCAGCGGTCGCTAGAGAAATCCCAACTCCGCTGCTGTTGTTAGTGTCGGTTTGCATTACTCGGACTTAGGTTGAGCAGCGTTGACGATTAGATCGACAAGCGGCAAAGCAACTTTGGCGTTTTGAATGCCTCCAGCTTTGACTGCAATGTCGATGAGTTGCAGCAAACCGTTGGCTTGTTCTTGAGTGAGTTTTACGGTGATTTCCATATTAGGCGACGGGAACTTCAGCCACAGCAACGATCTCCACAACTGGATTCCACGGCAACGGCAGCGTCACCACCGGCGGATTGATCTGATCGTTGATCTGCTGCGTCACGTTCGCTTCGATAGCGGTCTTATCGACACCGTTCTCGTAGCACCAGTTCAAGACCTGTGCTTCGCTCAGTTGGTCGTAAGGCGTGAACTCACCAGACGGCGGAGCGAACGAGCAGGAGCCGTAGCAAGTGCCGCTGTATTGATCCTGAGTGCCGTTGCAACGCCAATCGGCGGTGATGACGACATCGGTGAGTGAGCCTTCGGTCGGCTTAACGAGAAGGCGTTCGATGATCCAGAGGATGGTCATAAATTAGCGGGCTTCGAGGGTTTGGACGCGGGCGGTGAGTTCTTGGATGGCTTTTACCAGCACAGGAATCAGGTCAGCGCGAACGGATTTGTAAGGAGCTTCACCTTCGGGAGCAGGGTCTTTCCACTCGTCGATTAGGTTGGGGAACACCGTCTCAAACTCCTGAGCAATGAAGCCTCTGTCGCTCTTGATGTTTTTACCTCTACCTTCCTTCCAGTCGAACTTGCGCGGCTTGAGGGATAGAATTGCAGCAAGTCCAACGTCGATGTCTTGGACGTTTTCCTTAAGGCGAGCATCCGAAATGACGGAAATGACCGCACTTGTTGCGGATACCGTTCCGCTGTAAGAAACGTAGAACTTAAACGCGGGAGTTCCGCCAGTAGAGTACAGCAGATATGAATAATCAGTCGCTGAAACAGAGCTTCCGACAGTTGCGAAATAAGGAGCGGTTGCGCTGTAAGCTGCTTTTAGTCCAATTCCACTGTTTGAACCTGCGTCAGCTGTTCCAATCAATAACCGACCACTCGCATCGAGGGTCATTGCTTGGGTCCAAGTGATATTGTTTCCACCAGTACCGCTTGCAGCGTTGTACCAAAAATGTGTTCCAGCGGCAATGCGATAACGCTCAGCAGGAGACGATGCCAGATATTTCCAGTTGGTTCCGTCGAAACGAGCGTTGTTTGTCAGGTTGGCATCGACGTCGTTTGTGACTCCAGTGAGGCTTGTACCGATTCCAATTTGCAGCGCACGATAGGTGCTACCCCACGCACTCGGCGTAACCCCCACGCCGAGGTTGCCGGAGGAGTCTACACGATAACGCTCAGTGCCACCTGTAGTGACAGCAAACGTGTCTGCCGCAGGATAGTAGATGCCAGTGTTTACGTCTCCGGTCGTTGTAAGAGCGGGAAGCAGTGCGGTTCCAGCAGCAAACGTCGAAACACCAGTGACTCCAAGCGTCGTTCCCACTGTAGCCGCGCCGGTGATGGCGGCGGAGCCAGCGGTAACTAGTCCGGTGACAGTCAATGCTCCACTCGCGGTTGGCGATGATGAGAGCAGATTGTTGATGCTGATGCGTTTGGTATTCCCCGAGGCTGGTGGAGTATCCGACACGTCCACAATCGGGATCATGTCATTTATTGCATCGGCTGCCGTTAGGTTTGTTAGTGCTGAGATTTTAGCGTCTGCCATATCAGTAAACTGTTAAGATTAGTTTTCCCAAGTCTTCTTGTGTTAAAAATGTGGAGCCATCTTCCAGCACTATGCTGTCGAATGTGCCATACGAAATAACGAGCTTGCTGGTTCCATCTTCTTGCAGCAGGAATGTCTCATCCTCTTGTAGAACATCCCTCCGCATAATCGGAGGCTCAGGCATGATCCCATTATAGGATCTCGTCCTGTTGATTGATGTTCCGATTGAGATCATTAGGCTCTGGCGTTAAACGCTACGACAGAACCGGATGAGATTTGAAAGCCGGTGATGTTGCCCACCAGCGGGAAGCCAGCAGGAATGGTCTTGGAGGTCCAAGTGCCGGATATTCCAAATCCCGTAATGGAAGTGAACACCGTCGGCTCGGTAGGAATCAAGCCAGACCAGTTGCCGGTCTGAGCGGCGGTGCTAGTGACCAGCGCGAAGCCTTCTCGGCCCATGCTGTACTCGGTTGAAATGTCTGCTTGGACGGCCATAAAATTGTGTTTCGGTGAAAGGGAGGGTCACCAGCGTATCCAGTGACCCTCCCAGTTTTGGTTGTTTAACCTTTGCGGATCTTCGGTGCAACGCTGCCCTGTATCCACAGGATCAGCTTTGAGCCCTCTGCAATCTTGGCAGTGTTAAAGTCAATGCGCTGGGCGGCTGCATCGACTTCGGGACCGGCGACAATCTTTGATTTGCCTGCCTTGTCCACTGCAATGGTCGTGGCGATTCTCATGACTTGGCCGATTAGGCGGTGACCAGAACTTCGGCCTGGGTCGTGTCCGCGGCCGCGGCGCCGAACATGATGTCGTAGGACGCCATGTGAGCGCGGGAAGCGCGGCTGTACCAGACGGAGAGCAGGCAGCTCAGGCCGTTGGCGGTGGTGACGGCGCGTTGCTCGAGGAACTCACCGGCGATCATGCCGACCGGGAGGCCGGAGGCGATGGCGATGGCATCAGGGCCGCAGACGAAGCCAGCGGTGTTGGTCTCGGCAGAGGTCCAGCGGTTGTTCTCGGCGACCACGTCGAAGCCGAACCGGCCGTTCGCCAGCAGCTCTAGGCGGCTGTCAGGGAAGGTGCTTGTGGCAGCCGAGAATTGGAGGCGAGCGATGTGGCCACCGTCCAGGATGAGGTTCTTGCTGCGGTAGTTCTTCGCCAAGGCGAGGATCGCAGGCAGATCCGAGGTGTCGAAGTTGGCCGCGGTGCCGATAGTAACTGCGGTGCCGTAGTTGCCCGAGACCATCAGGGCGGTCAGCACGTCGCTGATACCGTAGGCAAACAGGTCGGCAGAACCAGCAGCCAAGTCGGACAACATGAAGCCCTGGTTAAGCTCCTGCTGGGTGACCGTGAAGTTCTTCGAGATCTGGTTCACGGTGACCGCGGTGGCGGCCAGCGTCGAATCGTTGTTGGTTTCCCAGGACGTCGGGTTGGTCTGGGCAGCGGTGCCGGTGGTGTACTTCTTGACCTGCACGGACGCGCGGGGCCTGAGGTTGTCCAGGCCGACGTTGCGGCTGAAAGCGGAGACCAGGGCCAAACGAGTGGCGGCCACGGTGATCACTGCGTCGGCGAGATAATCGACAACCAAGCCCGAGGCGAACGTGTTGGCGTTCTGGGGGGCGTGGATGGCGCTCTGGCGCAACAGCTCGGAGTGGTTGGCCACCAGGAACTTGCGGCGGTCAGCACCGGCCTGAAAGCCTCGATGCTTCTCGAGCAGTGCATTGCCGAGGTTCTCGATGCGAACCGGGGCGACGGGCTCCGGTGCAGGGGCGGCGGTGATGGTCTTGGCGCTGATGGCAGCGGCAACGGCCTTGGCGACGATGGCGTCGATGTCGAGGGCGGTCGGCGCACTAGGAGCGGCCGCCACCACGGTGTTGGAATCAGTCATGTTGTGTGGTGTCTGCTGTGATGTCGGCGCGGTTGTCGCGCCATCGTCGGCAGCGTTAGTGCTGCCGGTCGAAAGTGTTTTGTCTGTGGTTTCGCCCTCCTCGACTTCGAGCTGGGCATAAAGCGCTTTGAACCAGTCACGGCCGGCGGCACCTCCCCAGAGGTTGGCAGCCACGTCGGCAGGGGTGTTGGCTTCGGCCTCGAGGAAGCGCTCGTTGCGTCCCCACCAGGCGTTGGCTGTGCGGATCTTGTCCTCGGTGGGCGCCTCACCGGCCACCAGGGCCTCGGCGTCTAGGACGGTCTGCTTCTCGAGGCCATCACCGGCCAGGCCTTCGGCATACTGCTCGAGGCCTCGGCGAAGATTGCTTCGGACGGTCTCAGGGGCGGTCTTGGTCACAGCCCGAGGATGCCAGCAGGCGGCCATGGCGAGCTGCTCGGTGGTCTTGTCGGCCAGACCGAACTGGATGGCCTCCTGGGCGGTGAACCATGTTTCCGCGGTCATTGCCGCGCGGATCTGAGCTGAGGTCTTGCCGGTGCGCTTGGTGTAGATGCCGGCCAGGATCTCCGCGTGCTGGTCGAGGGCGTTGGCCATCTTCCGCATATCGTCTGAGGTGCCTGCCACCATTCCAGACGGGTCATGGATCATGAACAGCGAGGCCTCGGCCATCTCGATGCTGTCACCTGCAAGAGCTATGACGGAAGCAATCGAGGCAGCGATGCCGACCACCCGAGTGGTCACCGGCGCCTGCCGGCCTCGCAGCATATTGTAGATCGCCAGGCCGTCCCAGACGTTGCCACCTGGGCTGTTGATCTCGACCACCAAGGGGCCAGGGCCGACAGACTGGAGAGCGTCGGAAAATGCCTTGGCAGAAATTCCGGAGCCACCGAACCAGTCTTCACCGATCTGGTCGAAAATCTGGAGCACAGCCGGCTCATGGATCGAGGCTCGGGGGCTGTAGGAAAGCCAGTTGGTTACTTTGGTCATTGGGTTTTCTTGGCTCTGGTTTTCCGCTTCTTAGGCTCGAGCACCGCAACCACCTCTTCGATGGGCTCGGCCGGGATCGGCTCGGGCATTTCTTCGGAAGGAGGCTGCTCGAGAGCGGCCGCGGCCGGCTCCGGTGCTATCGGCTGCTTTTGAGCGGTCGAGATCTGTGAGACATCGAGGCCGTACTTGACCGCCAGGTCTTGGATGTACCGGGCCTGTTGAGCCTTGGCCTCCAGGGCGGATCGCCAGTCGATGCCTCGGGCGCCGTAGATCTCGTCGTAGGTGGTAATGCCTGCACCAAGCTCGTTTAGCTGGGCGGCAGAGTTGCGGCCGACGTCGACGTTAGGGGCTCGGGGCGCCTGGATGGCCACCTCGTACCAGTCATCGGGGCTGTCCCTGAGAGTCGGGTCGGTGCGGATGGCGTACTCCATGACGTATTCCCAGATACGTCGGGCGGCCGAGGCCATCACCTGGTGACGGCTGCGGAACCACACCGAGGACATATCGAGTGAGCCACGGTAGACGGTGCCCTGCATCGACTCTGGAAAGACCAGGACGTAAGGAATACCGACGCCGGCGCACACCTTCTCGGTCAGGCTGCGCCAGTACTCGCGCATATTGACGTTGGGGCGGTCAGCGCTGAACTGCTCGAACTCGTCGCCAGTCTTCATAACCTTGACCGAGGCGCCGAAAATGTTCTCGTAGTAGTTCTGGGCGGTGCCCTGGGAACCAGCAACACCGGATCGGAGGCTGGTTGCCTGCACCTCACCGGAGCTGGTCTTGATCACCTGGGCCACGCTGGAGGCGAGCTTGCAGGATTCCATCTCGAGCTTCTGGAGGTCGTCCAGGTCGTGAAGGTCGTTGATCACACAAGCCACGAAAGGCAGGCCGCGGAGCTGGCCGGCACGCTGGGCCTCGTAAATGTGGACCACCGAGTCGGAAGAAATGGATCGGATGTCGGTAAGCTGTCCCTGCTGCTGCTCCTGGCCGCAATAGAAGGAGATGGCTCGACCCGTCTTAGGATCGAACCGGACGCCATCGAACACATCGGGAAGGCCCTCCTGGCCAGCGGGAGTGGAGACCTGCTGCGGCTCAATGAGCTGCAATCGGGGCCGGCCGGTCTCGCCCTTGGTCAGGAGGATAAAGGATTCTCCGTCATAAAACCAGCCACGGGCGGCCAATGACATCAGGGTGCCGAAGGATTGCCGGGATCCGATGTCAGGGTAGCGGCTCCAGGTGTCCCACCACTTTTTGGCTCGGAGATTCCACTCGGGATTCGATGAGGCCGGCTGGACTGAGAAGTTCGACCCGACGGTGTAGTTCTCGAACAGGTCGCCCAACCTGTTCATGACGGCGTTGTTCTGCTCGAAGAATCGGGACTTTCGGACGATCTGCTGCCGGGTAGAGGCAGTCACATCGAACCGAACCGAGGTGTAGCTGGTGTCCAGGAAGGACCGGCGGATCGAGTTAGACGCGCCTTCGTAGCGGTCGACAGGCGCCGAACGGAACTTGTTCAGGATGGTGTCGAGGAATCCCATCAGCTCATGCCCATCCGGTAGGACGCCTCGCGGCGGAAGTTGGAGAAATCGCCGCCGTAACTGGTGGCTGCAACCAGAACCACGGTCACCATCTTGGTGTAGATCTGGGCGTCGGTGGGCGTAAGGTTGCCGTCCTGCTCGAGGTAATAGACGGCCAGGTCATAATCGTCGACCAGGCTTTCCCACATCTCGACCATCTCGGAAGGTGTAGGGGCGCCCTTGCCGGGCTCGGCGAACTCTACCGAGACATCGGAGGATGATGTCGACCGGACAACCTGGCCGGACTCGATCACTGTGGCCGCGGCGATAGACTTAGCAGCCAGGGCAGCCAGGAGCGTCACACCGCCCAGTGTCGAGTAGACACTGCGGAGATAGGCCCTCTTGATGGCTACGGTAAACGTGAACACCTCGGGCGGATCTTCACCGATCCCAGGGTGACTTCAACAGGTTAGCTGGCTATTGACTCACTTGACGTGACTAGGTCGTTCCACAACATGACCATGGCGAGCTGCATGATTTCGCAGTCGTGCAGATGGTCGGGCCACTTTTGGTTCCTCTTAACCCAGACGTGCTTGATGCGGCCGGCGCGGTTGGCTTGGGGTCGTAGGACGTGAGAGTCGAGGTGTCGCCAGTACAGGTCGGGCTCGGCGATGTAGGCACCTTCGGCCTGGACGCTAGGCGGATCCTGATGGACGCCCCATTCCCGGTCGATGTCGCCCTTCCTTAGCCTGGAGAGCATATCGCGGAGGTGCTCGGTGTCGAAAACCAGGAGGGGCTGCACCACGTCGGTCCTCATTGAGGATGATGTCGACAGGCCGAAAGGGTGCACCGCCCCGGTGGCTGCTGTGAACCGCGCGCCGGTCTCTCGGCCTTTGAGCGGCATCCAGCCGATCACCATGGGCTTGCGGAGGCCGCCCTCGGGAGGGTATCTGAGGCCACAAGGGAAGTTGATCGGGTTGGAGGTCACCGAGGAATAGGAGGCACAGGCGTCGTAAACCGTCTGGGTGTTGAAGCCGCTGTCGATGCCGACATCCATGTCATGGACCTCGAGGGCCACCTGCACCCGGCGAAGGGCTGCGAAGTCGTCGGCATGGCCGGCAGCAATCAGGGTCGAGTTACCGTCTTTCCACTCGCGGCACACCCACCACAAGAACGGCGCCACGGCCTGAACGTCGGCGGTCAGGTAGCGGCGGCCGCCATCGACGGTCACGGTGGCCGAGGTCTCGGTACGCTCCTGCTGCACGTCCTGTTGCTCCCATGGCTCGGCCAGGTTGCCGTTGATGAAGCCTTGGAGGCCGGCCATTGATGCCTTGGCCTCGAGGAATGAGACCGCCAGATATCCCCAGGTACATTTACGGTCGGGGCTGTAGAGACTGCTTAGGTGGTAGGACCGCACACCAGGCATGGCGTTGGGATTCTCTGGGCGCCATTGGCCATGTCGGAGGGCTGCGACCTTGTGAGAGTCGGTGATTTTGCCCTGGCATAATTGGCAGACGTAATGGGCCGAGGATCGGATCTTGCCTAGGTCGTGTTTGCCGTCCTCGGCCTTGGCGTCGTCCCAGGTCACCTGGCGCCATTCCAATTTGATGTACTCACGGCAGTGAGGGCACGGCAGGTAGTACCGACGCTGGTCCCCGCGGAGGAAGCGCTGCCAGATACGGCCTTCGACCACCGTCGGTGTCGATGTCATAAAGGCCTTGGAGCTTGAGAAGCTCTTGAGGCGCTGCTCGGCCAGGTCGAGGGCGTCGGCCTCCCGGGCGGTGGCCTCGGCGAACTTGTCGACCTCGTCGGCTATCAGCACCCGAACCGGGCGACTGGCTAGGTTGGCCGGGCTGTTGGATCCTACGAAAGTCAGTGTCGACCTGGTGAAGTTCTGCTCGAGGTTAGTGATCTTGTCGGCCTCGGCCGGGTAACACTCGAGCATGGCCGGGCTGTCCTCGAGCATGGGCAGCCAGCGGCTCTTCGAGAATGACCTGGCGAGGCTCTCGGTAGGCATCAGCCACAAGGCCGGGCTCGGCTCGTTGGCGATTAGCCAGGCCAGGCCGGCCATCAGGGTGGTCGTTTTGCTGGTTTGGCTGCCCCAGCACAGGGTGACCTCGTACACCGTCGGGTCTTTCCAACATTCCATGGGCTCCCTGGTGTAAGGCCGTACCGAGGTCGAGAATGGCCCGGGGTGCTCGGTCTGCCGTTGGGTCAGTCGGAGCGATGCCTCGGCCCAGTCGACCACGGTCTGCATCGGTGTCGGCCGGTAGAGATTGCGGCGGTAGTCCAGGAGGCTGCGCTGGAGGTCGGTCAGGATTTCCATGGGTCGGTGTTGTGTAGTGTTTTGAGCGCCACCTCCTGGACCCACCGGGTCAGCTCGCGCTCGGCGTGCTCGGGGTCGTGCGGTGATATCCGGCCGGATAGTTGTTTCGGCATGGCCTTGATCAGCGAAGCCACGGCGCCGTCGTGCTCCTGCATCACCCGGCGCACCCAGTCGCCGGAGACCAGGCGCCGTTCCTTCTCGGCCTGGGTGATCACCTCGTCCCTGGCGCTTGTGAGGTTTTTGGCTGCCGCGGCATGGATGGCCACCAGCCGGCCGGCGTCGGCTCGACCACCGCGGAGGGCATCGACAGCCAGGTCATAGGCTGCACGCTCGATTTGCCGCTGCCTTTCGTAAGCGCCCTCAGGCGAGTCGGTGGCGGCTGTTGCGGTGTTGAGAGGGCTCTCGGCTTCAATGGGCCTGTAGGGGCCTTCCTGTTCGATTGCGGTGGGGTCCGGTACGTTCTTCTGTTTACGAATAGACTTGGCTCGTGACCTAACGTGTTGAGATCGCCAAAGGTCGGCCGACTCGGGGGAGTCCATGGGCATTCCCTGAGATATAAGCTGTGCGACTCGCGGCTGGCTTATACCGATGCGGTCGCCGTATTCCTTTTGTGTCATGGCTGCAAGGCGTCCTTGATCTCCTGGGGCATCATCGAGTCGGGCAGGTTGCCTGCGAATTGGAGGGCTCGGAAGACGCCGTCGCGCCGGCTGTCGTGGTTGCTGGGCACCAGTGAGCCGACAATTTGCTCCGGTGTGGTGCCACTTTTCATCAGCCGGATGAACCAGGCGGTGTTGGCCAGGCCGAACTGGTCGACGAGGAATTGTATTTGGTTAGGCATAAATTATTTGATGAAAGCATTACTCGCAGAAATTGATAGGGGTCTCGCGTTCACCTGTTATTGGAGATATGGCAAAAGATTCCTTACATATTTGCCGGTTTAACAGAGGTCTCTATTGTACTATGCTCTATCCTTTGCTGCCTTAAATACATCTCATGCCCTTTCGCAATGATGTAAGCCACTGAACCACGGGCAACACCGCACGCCTTGGCCACATCGTCGAGGCTTAGGTCACGCTCCCGTAGGTCGTAGGCCTTGCGACACACGTCGGCATCCTGGGCGGTGGCAGTGATCTCGTAGTCCTCCTCCTCCTCGAGCGCCACGATGGGCGTGCCTAGGGCACTGAGCTTGACGCTGCGAGGGTAGGACATCCATCCACGCTTGATTGCCAGGGCAACCAGGTTGGGGGCTTCGTGTAGGAGTTTAACTCGGTCGAGGTCGTAGGGTATTTTCATTGTTAGAAGCTGGGAGATGGGTCGGTGAACCGGCAGAACTGGCCTTCGTACCACAGAGGCACGAGGCCGCACTCGCCGTCTCGTTGTTTGGCGACAGCGATGATGGCCTCGCCGTTGGCTTGGTTGCGCTCCCGGTTGAGCAGCAGCACCAGGTCGGCGTCACGTTCTATCTGCCCAGAGTCGGCCAGGTCGGTGAGTCTAGGCACCCGGCCTTTGTCCTTTTCGTTCTCCCGGTTGAGCTGGGCTAAGGCGACCACGGCGATCTTGGTGTCGTGAGCCACGGCCTTGAGTCGACCGGAGACCTCGGCGATCTCATAGGTTTTCTTTTCGGCCGCCTTGGATCCGTGGATCTTCTGGAGGTAGTCGACCAGGACAAGTTTAACTCCCCACTTCCTAACAGCCCGGCGGATCACAGCGGTTATGGTGGCGATGCCGGACACACCTGAACCGGACACGAAGTAGATCGGGCTTCCGGCAACCTTAGCGGAGGCACTGGCCATAGCCTTCATTCCGCCTTCATCGAGGTCGCCGGTCTTGATGTCCTGCATTGGAATAGATCCTACGTTAGAGACCATTCTCCGAACGATAGACTCGTCGGACATTTCCAGCGATATAAACAGGGTAGGCACCCGGTGCTCGATGGCTGCTGCCCGGGCTATTGCGATGGCAATGGCGGTCTTTCCGATGCTTGGCCTGGCCGCAATGATGGCCAGCTCGCCGAACTGGAAGCCGTCGGTCATTGCGTCCAGGCGCCGGAAGCCGGAGGTAATGCCGGACAGGTGGCCCTTCCTGGCAAATCGCTCCTGGGTAGAGTCGATGAACCGACTCACTACCGACTTGCAGGGTTGCACCTCTTCCTTGGATGCCTCGACGGTGAGCCCTGCTTCGGCATTAGCGACGATTTGATCCACAGACAGGGTGGAGACAGCGGAGTCGCGAATAAGACGGTCACCGGCGAATCGTAACTGCCGGCGGTGATGGGCCTCGAGGACAGCCTTGGAGAACTCGGGATGGTTGGCCGGGCTGGCGCATATCTCGTCGCAGCGGTTCAGCACATCGAAAGGCACCGGAGTCCCAGGCATCGAGCGTTTCCATTCCTTGACCAGGCTCTGGAGGTTGACCGGCTCCGTCTTGGCGACCAGGCCTTTGGTCACCTCGTAGATCTGGCGCAGGCTGTCGTTCTGGATAGCCTCGGTAGTGATCCTGGAGAACACCTCGTAGCAGACATCGGAGCCACCGGATAGGCAGGCGCCCAGGAGACCGAACTCGTCGTCCTCGGCAAAGTAGGGGTCGCTCATTGCCAGTTAGTGATGTCGGCGCTGATAGCGCCTGGGTTGTTGTTGGATGAAAGACCTGCTTTAGAAGCAAAGATGCCAAGGTAATTGTTTGCCATTGAGTGATTCACCGCATCCGCAAACGTCTTGGCATCGAACTCTTTTGCCCATGCATTGAGAGCAGCAGAAAGGCCCAAGCGCTTGTATCCGCTTTTACGCTCGGCTTTGTACGCAAGCCAGGTCTCGACAGCAGCAAGGCATTCGTCCGTTTGGAGCTTCTCGGGTAGGATCAGGCCGAACTTAACTTCCCAAGGCGACTTTGGAGCCAGTGTCTTTTCTGTCTTCTCTTCTCTATCTTCTCTATCGGTTACCCCATGGGTTAGCTGTGGGTTAACCTGATTCGGTTCTGGGTTAACCCGTGGGTTACCCGTGGGTTTCTTTGGACGTCCTCCTTTGCCTCCATTTGACCAGGCAGCGATGAGTCCGGCGTTCACCTCGTCCCATTGGTGCGCTACTAGGTGGCCGTCTTCGACTCGGCAGAAGGTTTGCAGCATGGCTGACCAGAACAGATCGGCATCCCCAGGCCATCGGCAGACTGATGAAAGGATGACCGGGCTCCACTCTGGGAAGATGTTGGTCTTCCTTGTTTGGCAGTGTGACCACAGCCGGATGACGTAATTAGGCGCTGCGTCGGTTTCCAGAAGCCTCATCAATAGACGGGTCTTCCAGTGATCTAGGAAGTCGGGTTCGATTATCATGATTCAAATAGAAATCCCCACCAGGCACAGGGTAGGAGATCGCAGGAAGGAGCTGCGAATGCCTGTGATGGTGGGGATAAAATTTGTCATGCCTTCGGTTGATTCGACGCTCACCTCCTACAGCTCACGTCAATGGGTACTCACTAGACTACAGCCTGCTCGATGTCCAGCCCTCAGTAGGCCGGCATCAGTATGTCGGCCACCGCCTGTGTTAGCTTCACGTCCTGGAGGCAGTAGTTGATGGCCGCCTGTCGGTCGGTGTTCCACAGCAGGCTGAAGTCGGCACCGTTGCCTGACTTCTCACCGAGTCCCAGGTGGCGACTGATGGAGGCGAGGCTTCCATGGGCCCGGTTGTCCCCGAGCTGCCACACCTCCCGGAGGTCGACCACTAGCTCGGACCAGTAGCGGCCGTTCCGCAACCAGTAGGGCGGCATGATCTTGTGGCGCCAGGAGCGTTTGATCAGGAAGGGCAGGTCGAAGGCCTTGATGTTGAAGCCAATGAGCTGTGGCTGTCGCTCGTAGTAGTTGAGCAGCGCCCACCATTGTCGCAGCAGGTGGGCCTCACCATCGGCATCGGCGCAGAGGATGTTCTGCTCCTGGTGATCGACCCGGTAGCCGATGCAGAGCACCTGGCCCGATAAGGCATCCAGGGCGGCATTGCGGATGTAGTCGGCCGTGTGGCTCTCCTCGGCCTTCTGGAGCTTTTCTGCGATTAGGTCAGGGTTCTTGATGTTGCCGAGCTTTACGTCGGCCGGGTTGAAGGCTGGAATGTTGAGCTGCTCAAGCGGTAGAGGCCCGGTCTCAATGTCGAAATAGATGTTAGGGTTGGCTGGCATTTGTCAGAGTTGTTTGGAATTAATGCGCGTTTGTCGGCCGATGCGCGCCCCCGGCACTACGAGTCCCCAGCAGCAACAGGCTGCCGGAAGGTGGTCAGATCTTTTTGCCGCAATGTGGGCAAACGAGGAAGTTGATCGGCTCCCGGGTGGTTGGCACTTCGAGCCATTCGCAGATCTCGAAATAGCTTACCCAACCGAATCCGCGGACAGCTCCTGGTCGAAGGTGGCCGGTGTTGTATAGCTGCAAGGCCTCGTCGCGGCTCTTGACGCACAGCCTTTCGAGGGTGTTGAACGTCCTAACCGTGAACGGGAATCCCCATTGTCGCAGGATCTCCTCGTGTATCTCGGCCGACTGCTCGATCTGTTTGATGCGCTGGCGAGAAAGGTTAAAATGTTTTCCGATCTCCTCGAGCGTCTTGCCTTCGGAGCGCATCCGAACCACCTCGGGAACTTTGTCGACCAGTTTGACGTAGGGCTTTCGGGTTTTCATTTTAGAATGGAATGTCTGAATCGGCAGGATCTTCCTTGGCGTTGATCTCATCGATGCGCTTGGTAATGGCAGCAATGAGCTGCCTGTCCTCGTCGGTCTTGCCCGGGCTAATCTTAGCCTTAGGCAGCCAGCGCTCGGCTAGGCCTTGGACGGCGTCGTCGGTCAGCTCCGAGATGGCCACGCCCTTGAACTTGCCGACGTGCACCTGGGTGGTTGAGAGATCTGGTGAGCGTTTGGTTGAACCGTCAGGAGTGACCGTCTTCACCTGGTCGTCATCCTTGGGCGGCCTGTCCTCCATGCGGATCCACAGGCCCGACGGCTTGAGCGGCTCGCCGTTCTTGTGAGCCATGATCAACTTGATGTTCGAGAACGTCTTGGTGCCGTCCTGACTCTGCTCATGGACGATCACCACGGTGGCTGGTCGGCCGATGAGGCTGTCCAGGTCGAGGCTGGTGGTCTCCTCGGCGGTAAGGGCCCGACCGTGCCAATCTCGGAGGAACTTGGTCAGGCCGGCCTTCTCATGCAGGCTGGCGGTCATCGGCGCCGTCATGACCACCCAGGGCTGCACCGGGTTGCGGGTCTTGTCCAGGAGATCGATCTCGAACGCGATCTTGAACTTCTGCTTGGTGCCGTACTCGGTCTCGTAGGACCGTAACGGTGTGATGTCGACGCACACCGCGCGGCCGGTGTACTCGGGGCACGGCGTGAAGGTGCCGCCTGTTTGTTTCGTTGATACTGTGATTCCCATGTTGTTGCTGTGTTGTGTTGTTGTTTACTTGGAGGATTGCTTTTCAACCTCCGAAAGCTGTTTGGCCATGCGGTCGTATTGCGACCAGTACTCAGGCCAGGTGGCCTTGATCTTCGCCAGGTTCTCTGGATCGGCCACTAGCGCCGCGGCACCGAGTTTGCGAACAAATGACCCGCCGTATTCGATCATTGTGAAGGCTACATCAAAGTCTTTCATTGGATAATGAAGTCGAAGTTGGTTTTCCAAGAGTCGCCCAGGCGATTGTAGGTGTCGTGCTTGATCTTCCAGAGTCGAGGATTGCGAGTCGTCCCTGTGTGACGGCAGCGGATCCTGACATCAATGTCCTGGATGGCGACGTTCCTTAGCCGGTGGTCTTCCGGCAGTTCGTGCAGGTGTTTCATTTCAGTCTCACTTCCTCTAATATGTTCAACATACCAATTGCGACCATACCGTTTGAACCATCGCGAAAGAACCTGCTGCTTGCTCTGCTGATGATGTCCTCCAGCCGCTTGATGCGCTCATTGGACGCGTTGAGTTCGCGTTCGAGCTGGCGGCTCCAATCCAAAACTTCATCGACTGATGTTGGATCAAACTCCAATTCGGCATCCGTCCTCGGTGTATCGCTGATCATTTTCGTGGCGTCAGGAATATGATCGCTCACTTGACGCCCTCTCTCGCTTTGAGCATTGCGTCGGCTAGTTGATAGGTGGCTTTGGAAATAGCATTAACATCCCAAGACTCGTATACTTTCCACGCTACTGGCAACGCCGCCGCCGCGAAGTAGTCGCGCAGGGTCATGCCATCGTTGTGCTGTACTCCGACTGGTGTTGGAAACGCTGGTCCTCCGTCGTTGATTGGTGCGCTCATTTCGCCTCCTTCACTTGTTGCATTTGAACAAAGTCCAGTCGGTTTTCCTCGTTGATTGCGATACCCCAGCCGTTGCGACGGCATGATAGCTCGATTGCGCTCAAGACTTCGTTCATAACTTTGTCGGGCAGATAGATAGAAAGAAGCCCTTTGAAGGTGAGGCGATACTGCTCTTTGTCTTCTTTTTTGCTCACTTGACGCCCTCCGCAATCAGAGCGTGCTCCAACAAAAGCACCGCATCTGCCGTCTTTAGAGTGATGTGGAGTGAAGGCTGCCGTTGCTGCGCCAGGCCCTTTAGATGGCCCTTCCAGCGCGTTCCATGCGTCTTGCTGGTGCCTGCACCCAGAGTCCGCTGCCACCGCTGTGGTGTCACCTCGATGCACCTGGTGTTCATGCTGGCGATGAGGCCATGCAGGAACCCTACGTTGCGCCCGAAGTTGAACATGGCGCTGCCTGGTGCCCCTTTGCCGCCGATGTAGCCGCCGACCTTCTCGATGTAGACCACGTCCGACTGGGACAGGAAGTTGACCAGGACATCTCGGATGTCCCTGTCGGTCGTCGGCATGGGCTCCAGTGTGACCCGGTTGCCGGCGTAGTGCGCCAGGCCGCCGGACAGGCCAGGGTCGATGGCTAAGATTCGTTTCATCGGGCGGCCTTCTTTAGCAAGGCCAGGATAGCATGGTCGGCCACCGCCTGGATCTTGAGGCCGTTGGCGAGGCAGTAGGCTCGCAGTTTTTGGTGGGTGGTTGGTGTCACGTTGATGGTCTTTGGCTTGGTCATTGTGTTAGCTGCTTGGAGATCTCTTGGCCGAGGCTGGATGATGTCCTGCCCAGGAGGGCTACACGATGCGCCATCTTCTCGGTGACGGCCTCATGCCTCTTCCTTTCGCATTCCGACAGCAGGTTAAGGTTCGTCTTGGTGCCCAGGATCACCGAGGCCTTAAGGCTGTTTACTGCCACGCGGTTCATGCGCTCCATTTCCTCGGCATTGGTGTTGGGAGGCGCGATATGGAAGCCAGCCCCGCGGAAGCCCCGCTGGCTGAAGTTCATTCCTCGGTGCCGCAGCACCATCCGAATGTTAAAGATTGCCATATTGAATTCCACGGTTCCGATCTTCTCCTCCAGGGCTGCTTCCATCTCCTCGGTGGTCACGGTCAGGCCATAGGCCAGCCGTTGCTCATTACGTTCGATCCAGTCCTTCCAGAGCGGAAGGCGCCGGACCTCTTCTTCGTTGATCATGTCTTGTGTTTCCATGTTGTGAAAGTTGCCCGGTGTTACCGCACACCGGAAAGCGTTGTTGCCTTACCAAGCCGCGCCGAGCCCGGCCATGCCGCGCCTGGCCGCGCCCCGCCCTGAAAAATTGTCCCGGATACCGCGCCGGGTCGCGTGTTGCCTTACCAAGCCGATCCAGGCCATGCCGAGCCGAGCCCTGCCCTGCCGTGCCGAGCCGAGCCCTGCCGAGCCTTGAGAAAATCAAACCATCTCGACAGTGAACCTGCCGAACTTCGGTCGCCAGTCGCCCAGGCCGACCAATCCTCCAGCCTCGCGTGAGGCGTCGATCACTTGCTCCTTTGAGACAACCGATTCGTCAAACTCAATGGTGCAGGTCGCCCACCAACCGGAAGGAACCATGGGCCGGACTCGAATGATTCCGAGGTCGACCCGCTTTCGCAGTGTGAATGCCGGGTCGGAGTAAATCTGCTCCTTGGTCTGGCCCATCTTGCGATGGTGAATGACCACCTCTGCCTCAGATAGCAGCACCGCGGCGTCGAACTTTTTGCCGAGTCGCGCCTTCTTAGCGCCGTCCTTGAGGCACTTCTCGATGTTGTCGCACGGAAGGACCATGCCGTTCTCGATGTCTGACCAGTAAAGGCCGGCCTCCCATTCGAGGCGGTCGCGTTCGTCATGATCGCTTGGTGTCATGTTTTTGCTGCCCTTGACGGTGATCCGTTTGATCGCCACGACATAAGGGTTTTTGTGATCCACCATGTCGCCGTTGTGCATGATGAGGGGCCGCAGCCCGGTGAGTTTGACTTTGATCTGCTTCATGTTGTTTTGCTTTGGTTGCCTTGTTGTTGTTTACCGAAAGTGTCCGGTGATACCGCCCACCGGCAGGCGTTTTGCCTAGCCGCGCCGCGCCCGGCTATGCCCCGCCGCGCCTTGCCGCGCCTTGCCTAACCCTGAAAAATTGTCCTGGTTGCCGTACCAGGTGACGTATTGCCTCGCCCCTCCACGCCTTGCCCAGCCGGGCCGGGCACTGCCACGCCGTGCCGCGCCTAGCCAAGCCAAGCCTCGGAAAATCATTTGATCACCTTCTGTATCCGGCGCCAGTAAGCCACCGTCGCAGTCTTGCGGTCGCCAGTCGGGCCTCCATTCCATCTCCTGGCTAACTGCTCGGTGGTGGCTCCGCGGCCGTAGTGGGTCAGGTAGGCCTGGCAGACTGCTCGGGCCTGCACCCGGTTGGTCATGTCCTGGTGCCGGTAATGGCTGCCGGTGATCCGGTTGACGTCCAGAACCACACCGCGGTGAATCTGGAGGCATCCAATGGCCCGGCCTTGGTCACCGATGGCCATGTCGTTGTTGCTGCTCTCGACCAGCATCAGGGCCGAGATGAGGTTGGTCAGGTTCATGGCTGGACGTAGCAGGAGATTCCATCGACCACGATGATGCCGTGGCCGCCGTCGATTATTGCTACCACAGCGCTAGCCTCGGCCTCGATGGCTGTGGCCGGCCGAACGTACATTCCCGACTTGTAGTCGTGCAGGTCGCCGTTGGAATGGTCAAATGCCTGGAAGCAGGGCATCGAGCAGAAGTTGCCCATCTCCCGGTCTTCGGGCAGGGGGCCTTGGCAGTGGATGCAGGTGGTGGGTTGGAAGAGGATGTTGCTCATAGTGTTGCTGTTGTTTGCTTTGGTGGTGCTTGTTTGCGCGTTGGCCAGTCGCGCCCCTGGTTGGGTGGTATTCGCCCCACCCGGGCGTAAATTGAATTAGTTCCAATCGGGATGGTTGCTGGTAACAAGAGCCACCCGATCCCATCCGCGGCAGAGTGCAATGTGACCGCCACCAATGTGAACGTAAGCCGAGTTAACTGCATTTCGCAGAATCTGAGCGGCTTGTTGGCGAGTCAATTCGCCAAGGTCTGCACCAGTTTTTAAAAGAACGATTGCAGTGCGCTCTTCTGTGGTGGGGGTGTTTTCGTATCGGACGGTGATCTTGCTCATGTTTTGCTTTGGTTTGCTGTTTTTGTTGCCTTCGACGTGATCAAGATGGGCGATGCCCAGCCTTTCGTCTACAGAGAAAACTGTTTTTCTGTAGATTTAAGATAAAACCCAATGTTTGCAGGGGTCAAACAGGGGTCAAATTCTCCGCAGGTCGACGTAACTCAGGCTCATAAATGTCTGAGCGTTGATCGTTGCGTCGAAGTAGGAGATGACCCTTTGGGTCTCTCGTTGCGAGTAGCTGTGGTAATTTTTTATACGGGTCGCAACCACCGCTGGAAACTCAGTCGGCTGGCCGTTTTCCGTATCCCAGTTGCCCGACGTGAAGCCGAACTTACGGCACCAGGTCTGCAAGTTCTGGGGCGGAACGAAGAAATATTCGGTCGAGAAGCTGTCCTCGCCGCGGAAGCATTGGACTCCCTGGCCGCTCAGTAGATCGTAGCCGGCCGCGTCGAGATACCAGGCATCGAGGTCGAAGTCGGGCTCGTAGCCTGTGCCAAAGAATCCAGGCAGGCCAGGGGCGAAGTTCTGGGTGCAAAGGCAGATCGACTCAGTCCATGAGTCGAGGCGCCACTGCAGCAGGTTCCACAGCCAGGCGCTCTTCGGGATCTTGTGGAAGAATGGGCCGCAGCCTGGGCCGCCGTTTAAAAGGCCTTTTGCAAAATACGGTATCGCGAAAATGTAGGTGTTACTTTGCCAGTCAAACTTGATCGAGGTCAGATAATCAGCGTTTGAATTGACCGCAGAAGCCATTGAAAGCGGCACTGTGGATGCGAACCGGGCATTTCGTTGATCTCGGAAGACATCGTCGATAGCCACCTGAACCAGGGTGACGAATGAGGAATTTGGCCCGTCAGGCTTGATGGCGAACTTCGGCGTTTTGTTTGGGCTGCCTAGGATCCGAACCGAGGCATCCACACCGTTAGGCCCTCCCCATTTGTTGACCCAGAAATCAGCTTCAAAACCGTTGCTTGATTGATAGTCAGGGTCACCAGTACTGGCTCGCATCAACTCATTGTCGTAGTTGCCGGAGCTGAATCCCCAAGGCCCTCCTGGTGGGATGTAGGCCGCATTGATGGCCCCTTGCAACATTGTCGTAGAGGTTGGAATCGAGTCCCCAATCTTGGTGGGGAACATATTCTGCCACGGTATCCCAGGAGATGTTGCTGCTGCATTTCTCGATGGAGCGATCAAAGATGTCTTTGTTCTTGAAGAGAAATAGAAGTCTGTCCATGCACCCACTCCATATCCTGGGTTGTGGCTCTTGACGTAAAGTTGTAATTGTGAGGCGTAGGCCTCGAAATTAATCAGAATATTGCCGTCGATGCCTATTGGGCTTCCAACGCTACAGGCCAGCCCCTGGGGCGTCAGCCTGAGTAGGCCGACTCGGTCCTCGGTGATGTCGTGAACGTCTTCGTAGTCGTTAATAAATCCAGCCTCAACAGCCAGTCGGCGGCGTACGTCGATAACCTTGTCGAAGATCGTCGCCTCGTTGCCGGCAGACCAAAATGAGTCAAAGTTGTTGGATGGAGGGTAGACCGTCGAAATAGTTATGGGTGTCGTGCTAATCTCCCAGACAGGGCCTTCTCCATTGTTGAAGATGTTGCAGTCGATGGGTGTGATTTGGAAGTAACCGCGGCGGCTGGTGAGGGTGATGCTGGTCGGGTTTTGGACGACAGTAATTCCAAGCGCCTCCAGCCTTTGGACTAAGCTCCCAACACCCGGGAAGTTGACTTCGCGATCCTCATAGGTCGGATTGGTGCCATTTGGGTCGATGGTGTATCTGACTTGTGCACGTCCCCAGGTGAACACCAAGTCGCCGAGCTGCTGCCTAAAGTCCCCGGGATCGGCGTAGGTCTGTGGGTACACCTGCCGGATGTCGTGCTGCACCGTTGGATCGATCTGGGCGCCCATCGTGTGGAGCCAGTCGAACATGATGAACGGGTTGGCCACGTTGTTGGCCTGGGCCGACCGTTCCAGCGCCAGGAACGGCGAGGTGTTGGGTATCTGCCAGCTCGGCGGTCCCTCGGCGAAATACGGCACGTCGCCTGGGAAGTACGGGAAGAAATGGTAACAAAAGCCACCGTTAGGCCAGCGCGTGGCCCAGGTGCCGTCCTGGCGGCGTCGGAATGCTCGGACCTGCCCTGGTCCTACAAACTCCCTATCGCCACTGCCATCGGGTAGCTGGAGCAGCACCTGCACGGTGGTGGTGCCGCAGTTGTGCACGCGCCAGCAGTCGTACCGCTGGTAGGTGTTGAGGATACGAAAGACGGTCAGGCCCTCGATGGCGATCTCGGCGACAGCCAGCTTGTGCTTGTGGATCCGACCAGGAGGCAGTGTGGGGTCGGAAGGCCCGAGGCTGCCGCGGACATAGGACGTCAGGCCTGAGCCGGCCTGAGGATCCCAGCCGAGGTGCACGTCGTACTGGATGCCGGCCACCTCCCGGCGCAGTAGCTCGAAGCTGTAGTGGATCGATCCGACGTCACAGGTGAAAGGATCGCCAGATGTGCTGTGGTGGTCGACGTAGACCTGGCCGCCGGCCACATCGAGGTGCTTGTTCTCTAGCTTCGACAGGGCGATCTTGGCCGCCTGTTGGCTGTGCTCGTCGCGGTAGTAGCCGATGCCAGGGATGGACGGGTTAGGCACTCCTCCGTCGTCATGCAGGCGCATGGCTGTCTGCGCATCGTTGCGGTAGACATACCAGACGCCGTAAGGGAACGGCGCCGACCAGTGATCGAAAGGCTGGAATCTCGATTGCGCCCACAGCGGACCCATCTCATTCAACGCTGCCCGACATTTCGCGTCGAACCGGCTATACAGGACGTTCAGGTTGTAGGCCGTGAACATCTTGTCTTTCCTGTCGGTAGCGTAGGGCATGGGTCAGTAGAACCAAGACTCCTCGGAGGTCTGCACCGTTGTCGACATCACCGGGGTCTTTAGAGTCGTGCCGTTGGCATTCTGCTCGACCCGTTGGCCAGGCCCGGCGACGAGCTGGACCCGTCGAACGGCCTCGATGAGCTGGTTGATGGCCCGGGCATGATCTGCCTTAAGGCCGGTCTCGGCCAGTTTGGAGGGCAGTTGAATGGCCATGGCTATAGCTCGCAGAACTGGGCGAAGATCTTAACCGGGCTGTTGCTGGCTTTGACGTACATCGTCGCATCGACCCATGGGATCAGGATGAACTGCCCGGCTGGGATCTGGAACGAGTACGGTGAGGAAGGCCCGATAGAGACCGGGTTGACCAGGTCCAGGTTGACCACCAGGAGGCGGTAAGGCGTCCCGAGGTCAGCGGTGAGGTCCAGAACCTCGTCGCTAGTGCCGACCACCTGGGTCTGCTGCCCCATGTCGGTGCCGGTCATGTTGGCAATAGCGCTGTAGGACAGTGAGTTGATTACGGCGCCGCCCTTGGAGGCGTAAAGCCGCGCGGACATCTCGACTTCGTTTGCCATAGGGTTGGTGCGTTAAATCTCGCAGAAGGTGGCCTGGATGGTCACCGCGGAGGTGTTAGCAATCAGGTAGAGGTTCGTGTTGATGTACGGGATCAGCATGGTCTCGCCGGCCGGAAGTCGCATCGTGCCGGCACCTGCGATAAAGCCAGAGCTGAACGACAGCTCGACGTAGTTGGTGGAATCAAGGTTGGAGATCAGCACCTTGTATGGGCTGGTCACGTCGACAGGCACATCCAGGGTCTCAGAAGATGCGGTGCCGATAGATTGAGTCTGTGAACCCATGTCGGTGCCGACCATGGTGGCGCTCTTGGTGTAGGTGACCGAGGGTAGGTAAGCGCCGTTTTTGGAGGCGTACAACCGGGCCGTCATTTGGATTTCGTCTGCCATAGTGTGTGTTTTTTAAAGGTTATTCAGAAGAACGGGTAAATGAGTGTGTCGTAAGGTGCGAAAGTCCAGGCGATGACCTGCTCAACCTGGTTGGTTTTGTTGACCAGGCTAGTCGAGAAGTTGGTTTGCTTCCAGCCCCAGACGGTGCCGAAGGGCGCTAAGACTGCCCCGGTGGCTTGATCTTTGGGAATTTTGGGAAGCATTTGTTGCACAGATAGTGGCAGATTCCAATTCTGAGCAAACGATTCGACCGTGTAGACAGGCGGTATTCCGTTAGGAATTTGAGGCAGGCCTAGATTTCCGGAAAAAGTGGCTATCCTAGTCAGACTGACTCGAGCAATAGGGAACGTGTCTTGGCCGCGGTAGAGCATCTGCCAGACTTTAAGCGCCATCGGATAACGAGCTGGGTCTGCGAGGTTAGTATCTCTCTGAGATAAAACCTCACCGTTTTTAGCGGCTGTCTCAATAATGAACTTGTAGAGGTTTGGATTCCCTGTCGAGTTGGCCTCCTTGTCGACTGCTGGCAGAGCAAACACCGACACATCGAGGTAATCGGTGCGGAACTCGTAGCGGATGTCTGCTATTTCTCCAGGTAACGGGGCCGACTGATCTTGTATTGCAAGGCTGGGGTCGTAGGAGTTGCCGCCGATTGTGACGGTGGCCTCAGAATACGGGCCGTCCTCGCGGATGCTGTACTTGGCGCCCAGGGCCACCCATTGGGCCGAGGCTATCCGAAGTGCATCCTTGGGGCCTTTAAATATCAGCGTGACAACTCGCCCATTGCCAACGTTGTCGTATCCACGACTGACTTCGACATAGGTCAGCGGCGTGTTGCTCGGAGGCGGCGTCGGAGCGATTAAGTTACCCTGGATCGTTGCCATATTATTCTACAGCCTGAGCTGTTCTGCCGGTGTTTACTCGGACCGCACGGGTCTCGTTGGTCTGGATCTTGATTTGCCCCATGAGAGTGTTGGCCCATCCAGGAGGCGCTGGTGTCGAGAACATTGAGGTCTCTCGTTTTACCCTGCTGTCTATTGTGCCAATGGTTCCGCTTGGCATTGATATTGACCCTAAACTTTTACTAACACCCTGAGATGAATCGACCGCTCCTCCAAGGCCGATTCTATATGGTTCCATCTCTTCTCTAAACTTTTTAAAAACACCGCTAAACATATTGTTATATACAATTAGCTCTTTAGCAGCCTCCTCGACTTTGTTTCCGAAGAAATTGAGATAAGGCACTGAAGCAACAGTAACTTGCCGCTGTATCTCATCCATACGGTCAGCTAATTTTCCAACCTGATCGATTTGTTCTTTAGAAATTATGTCGATCGGACCCATCTCTTTTATCTTAGACATTGCTCCGGCTGCCTTGAATGCCTCATCACCGAGGATAGCAATCATGGCTGCCTGTGTCTGGGCGCTGCTGCCTGCATCCTTGTGCGCTTGGCCCATCCTAGAAATAAGATCGATGTTTGAAATGCTCGCATCGTTAAGTTCAGCGACTGAAAAGCCTAGTGTCTTGAAGTATTCCCGGGCTTTGCCTCCCTCCTCAATAGCCTTCAGGCGCTCCTGACTGACTTTAGTGATCGACTTGGCCATGGCCTCGAAGGAAACACCCGTCTGGCCTGCCAGCACCTGAAGGCGCTGCACGTCGTCGGTGCTGATGTTGAGTTGCTCGGAAAGGTCTCCGATGGCGTCGACTGTCTGAATCACCTTGGAGACAAATGCGCCGATGGCAGCAACAGATAGCGCTGCACCAAGCTGAGATCCTACCGATTGCCGGAACTTGTCGGTCGTGCTCGAAGCCTTTTTTAAGCCGCTTTCGTAGGCAGAACCGTCCAGGCCGAGCTTTGCAATAAGTGAGAAAATGGCCATTTGTTAGTTCCTTACCGTCTGCTGTTCTTGAGCATAGCGCCAGAGGGCATCGTTCTTATCGTTCCACAGCTCGACCTGACCGTGCATTTCGGCATTGGTCAGGAAGAACCTTTCGGCATCGGTCACCGGCATATTTAGAACCGTCTCCTCGGTGAATCCAATGTCGACCAGGCCAACCAGCAGCCTTTCGGGCCAGGGCATAGCGGCCTCCCTGGATCCTGCACCCGGCTGCCGGAGAACCTCTGGGCAGTCGGATTTGTCGCCGATCCACTCCTGGAGGGTGTGACACTCCTTGGCTATGTCGGACTTGCTGACCTTCTTCCGCATCAGCCGGAGCGGCACCCAGCGGAACACCGAGGCCATAGCCTTGACCGACTCCTGGGCAGATTGGCTGCACACGACGACAGCCTCGACCAGGTCGTTAGCGGTGGCCCGGCCTCCGGTGACGAAAGGCGATCCGAGGCGATGCAGCAGGATGGCGTGGCCGACAGTAAAGGGCACCATGCGGAGCCCGATCACCATCGGACAGGGCTTGGCTGTTGCGCTTAGGATGGCGGCCAGGCTGCTCACAGGTTGGTTGCGGCGCCGGCGGAGATGTTAATGAATCGTTTTAGTGTCATCGTGCCGGTCGCTTTTCCTGTCTGTGTGGTCTTAATCGAACCGCCGCCAGCATAGATCCATCGACCACCGCTGCCGGTGTTGATAGCGTCGGCGTAGCCTCCAAAATTGATAACTGGAGCGCCGGTGATGGCAACAGTGCCGTTACCTACGGGTAATGAGCAGCCATAGAGGCGTTCCAGTAGGGCGGTTGCTTCAGTGGCATTGGTCCCGACAGGGATAAAATTGACCGTCAATGTCAGCCGGTTGTTGTAGGTAATGTGGCCGACCACCTCGCCGCTGCTGTTCCGAACCTCTTCGGTGTCACATTCGTGAGTGATGTCGTAGTTCTCGATGCTAGGTGAGACATATCCTCCGACGATGAGTGAGCCACCTGCGTCATAGACAGCGATGGTCGCCGGTGATCCGAACAGGTATTTATTGCCTTGCGTGTTAGCCATGTGTGTAGGTGTTTAAAGGGTTGCCGAACAGTAGAGGGTGAATGTCCTGGTGAACGTCCTGGACCGATTAGAGATTGAGGATGCCCCAAAGTCCAGAGGGGCGGCGAATTGCGCCGTAAAGGGGCCGCTAGGGTCGTTTGCTGCGGCATCGAGGGCAGAGGCCCCGGTGTCGTCGAACAGCGGCAGGATCCGGTTGTCGAGCACCTGGACGGTGGTCAGCACAGCAGCCTCGTCGGTGTCGTCGGCAGATAGCTGCAGCTCGACCGCGATCTCGATCTCACAGGTCAGATCGGTGCGCTGCATTGGCCTGGCTGAATTGGTCGAGACAACCAGGCGCGGGAAGTTGGGCATGACGTCCTGGTCGTCGGGGTCGTCGTAGAGGCCGCGGCTGTAGGACGTGAGGCAGGTCGGTGTGCCGGCGCCGGAGGCCGACCAGTTGGCTGCTGCCAGGTAGTCAGCGACTGCAAGTTCAGCTCTTAGGGCGGCGGCGTTCATTTGATTGTGATCCCGTTGTCTTCGAGAACCTTCCCGTTGGCCAGGAGGGCCTCGGTCATGTGGTTGATCATCTCCGTCGTCTCGTCGTCCATGGCCTTCTGCATTGCCTCGTTGTAGATTTGCGCCACTCGGTTGTACTGGTTGTCTGCCACACCTGTACGCATCGAAACGAAAGCGGTGGGATTAAATCCAGGAACCGCCTGGAATCCATGTGCAACAGTGCCTTTGTGAATGGCTATGTTTTCCTCTTGTAAACCGTACTGATTAGCCACGGCAACAAGGGCTGCGTTTGGTTTCTTTTTTGCCCTGTATCCTGGGGGTTTGACTAATGGCACCCACTTGGGGGCGGAGTATTGGCTGAATCCACGGTTGTAGATGCGGATTGATTTCACCACCGCGCTGCGAAGATATCCAACAGATCCAATGGACTTCTTCATCAACGCCGAGGCAGCCGCCTTCATTCTTTTTCCGTAAAGACCATGGCCTCCGTTTAGGTTTGCTGTTGGGTTTTTAGCGGCTTTTGCTTGAACGATAAGGTGGACTCTCCTGAGAATTCTTGAGGTTCCAACACGTTTTCCGGTCTTCTTAGACTTGCGGTTGATGTCACCAACCGGCGTCCCAAGGTAGTCAGCGATCCTCCGGCGCTCCTGGCCCGGGCTCTTGGGCGGCACCAGGACGAACAGTCTCACCATCAAATAGAAGAACCGGCTGTTGATGGCCTTGTGAAGGTCGCGGCTTGTCGTCAGCAGATACTGCTTCATGGCAAGGTCGAACTTGCCGCTGTCGACCGTCATGTTGACTCCGAATTTCACTTGGTCTTGGCCCCCAGTTCAAGGTTGTAGTAGGCGCCGGAGGCGTCTACACGGCAGGACAGGATGCGGAGGGTGCGGCCTTGATAGACCAGCGTCCTACCGACCACCGGCCGAGGCTTGCAGAAGGTCAGGGCGATGCGGTCGGTGTTCTCCTGGAGGATGAATAGGCCGTCCTCCTTGAGTAGCCTGGAGAAGGTCGTGCCCTGGTCGAGCGTGTAGAGCGTCGAGTCCATCGAGACCAGGGTGCTGTCGCAGGTCTTCCAGTCGGAGAACATGACCAGGATCCTCGATGTCACGTTGTCCTGGAACCCACCGGAGATGGGCACGTTGGCATCGTTGACCGCTGCCGGGATGCACCGGATCGACGCCCCTTCCCAGATGAACATCGGCGCCCCCAGCATCTGCTGGAGCACCGCCATGCCCTGCTGGAGACTGGATCCGATGGTGGTCATCAGGTGGTGAAGTAGGTGCCGGAGACTATTAGGCGGCTGGTGGCCTGAAGATGGTCGGCCAGGCTAGTGGCAGCTCCTGTCTCGAAATGCGCCAGCTCGAGGTAGCTGGTGCCGGCGATTAGCCTGGCGATGATGGCGGTCTTGGCCTGGTTGGTGGCATTGGTCAGCCAGACGGCAGCCGCGGCCTCGTAGGTGATGGCATCGGGCAGCGACAGCCGGAGGTTGCCCGTGGCGGATCCGGTCACCGAGTTGACGGTGACATCCACAGTAAAGGTGGTCACACATCCGATGGTGGTGTGCCGCGCGGTGTTGGTCGTGATGGCAAAGGTGCGACCACCGCCCGAGTCGATGAGGGTCGGCGCCCAGGTCGTCGGTGTAACCAACGGCAGGGCGGCATACAGCTCGTCGAAGTTGTCGTTTATCTTCTCGCCGGCGCCGCGGAGGGTGTCCCCGGTGTT